TCCAGCCTGCGTTTGCAGCACCCTGATATATTGGTGCCCCAGTGTTTCCGCCTGGCATTTTCTCTATATTGCTATTTGGCGTCCTAACTTTCGAGTTAGCGTTGTAACACGCTTCTTCCGGAATAGACAAATATGTATATTCATCGTCCTGTGTTACTGCCCCCGCTGCGACAGTAACTCCGCGCCTGTCCTTCATAGTTCCATCGATCATCCGCCCTGCAACCCACGCTTTCAACCCCTGCAATATACCGCCTGCAGTAGCTGTTCCCGCTGTCTGACTGGCAAGATCTGTTGCCAGCACCCGCCCTGCCCCGTCGTGGAATCCACGCGGAATATTATACGTTCCCCCGGCTAACAACGTTGCTTCTCTGGATTCCTGATTTACCATAGTTCCAGTCATCAGAGTTGTTCCATTAAATGCAGTCTTGCCTTCCAATATGTCCGCCGCTGATGCTGATGCTTCGCTGGAAGTTTCAAACAAATTCTGTATTGCATCAATCTTTGTCACAAGTGCATCGTGGTTCTTATTGAGTTTCCTGTCGATCCACAACATAAGCGCACCCAACTCATTTTTCATCCAAACCTAACCCCCTTATCTCAATTCTGTTTTCTTCCATATAAATTCCTGTCCTCGATACCTTCCCGCCTTCCGCATCATATTCAGTTTCGATCATGCTTGTGTCATCCATTACAATGATTGTACTTGTTCCATCTGCATAGGTCGTTGTTATTACTTTATCTTCAATGACAGATATACTGTCATTCTGTACATTCACTGCATTCTGCATATTGTCGATCTGTTCCTGCAAAGATCCATTACTTTCAAAATCTACATCTCCTACCAGGATCTTCACAAGTGACCACAATTTTGCCCATACCCCGTCCTCCCCTTCTTTGTCGTCGTAAAATGCTGATTCTACAGCAGTTGCATTCATTGCATCCAGACATTCTTTTACCTTATTGTGTAAAACATTAACCTGTTCCTGCATACTCCCTTTTTCTTCTACGTCAATGTCACCTATGATTTGTTCAATAAGGGAATCAAGATGTTCCTTTGTCACAAATGTGTTAGAACTATTTTGTATATACGCTACCCCGTCATTCGTGATCGTCGCATACCAGTCCTGGATAATTTCTGCGCGATTTTTCCCATTGTACGGAGGCATATAATCTCCCTGACCGCCAATTACGGTTGTGACCGAATAAAGCACCTCACTGTCAGGTTTATCCTTTTCCCTGCAAAAAAGACCAATCTCATTTATAAAAAAACCATCCGTCACAAATGCAGTCTCCTCGCCCGGTTCGGCATTCCAAAATACGGACGTAAGCTTTAAACACCTTGGACTCTCTACACTTTTTTCACATATTGGATAGCTGTATTTTTCAGATTTCAGATCTGTCATCTGCTGCATTGCTTCAACAGACGTTTCTTCATCCGTAAAAATGCCATCCCCTACAGCCATTCTGGTAAATTCCAACACTGCGTTTCCAGCCTGCGCCCGGTTCAACAAATCAGCTCCGTCATTTGTCATGACAGCCCTGTTAAATTCTCGCGGCATATTTTCTCCCCTTTCATCAATAATTTACTTACATATTGTTTCAAAATCTCCCAGCGGCGGAGACACTATTGAAACAGATGCCAAATGCCCTGTACTCGGCACTGCGATATCAGCACGTTTCTTTGTTTCATATCCTTCGTATATGGAAGGATCACGTATTATTTTTGCTGTTATCACTGATGTAGATCCTTTAAAGACAGCCGATCGCGCCAGTTCATAGCCTTCGACAACTACCGGATTCCTGAATCTCTGTGTTGTTGCTGTTGCCACGTGGTAAATTCCACATGCTCTGCGAAGCGTATATATCTGATCAAGTCTTGACCGTGCATTCTTAACCTTTTGGATAAACAGCCTAAAGTCCGCATAACAATCTTCCATGAGAGGTAATGTCGTATACACGCGGAAGTGATACGGTTCCCCAGCATACTCATGCCATTCCTCAATCTTATTTTCTTCCGCAGGATATAGGATCGACGCCATTTCATCCATCGCCTGGCGTGTTCCGAGCTTTATATACCAGTACAGGTAATTTCTGATCAGGTTCCGTTTCACATCTGGCGCAAGCCGCGTATCATAAAAAAGTACACGGTTTTCCACCGCAAGAAAATCCAGCTTATCATCATCTACGTTCTCCAAATCCGCCCATATATAAACTTTCTTTATGTGCTCAAGAATTTTTTTCTTTTGATTATCGTATGCATATGCAAGCGCAATCCGTTCTGCTGTCCTCATTTCTGTCGGGAATGCCTTTTCAGTGCAGTAATCTGACAGTTTAATCATCTTCTACGCCTCCATATATAAATTCCACACGCTCTTCCACCGCGACAGATGTCTCCGGGATCATTGTAAAAACCGGGGATTCGATTGCGATCCGTTTACCTCCTGCAGCCCTGACAAACTCCGTTAGAGCATCCGGATTGATATCCCGACCAATCTTTGTCCGCTGCCATCGCAAGTAAGTATCTTTTGCAGATTCAATGGATTTCTGGATCATGGCGATATTATTAATATCGCTGCGCGCTATGTAATATATTGCCCTGAGATCATATTTTTCCACATCCGGCGCAGATACATATACAATATCTGTCAGCGGAATAATCGGCTGTTCTCTTAAATATTCCAGACATCCGTTACAAAACGGCTGGTTCGGAAGTTTCCCATCACGGAGCAAAAGCCGAATATCAACAACAGCCTCCTGCGGTTCATGAATTTTTACATCCTCAATTGCCGCACTGTTATACTGTTTTACCCAATACTCATACGCATCAGATGGTCCTGCCACGGAATAAGACGATGGTGCCAAAAAAATCCGCTCCCTAAAACTTTTTTCAGTTTCCTCACCCGTACCGCCTTCTGATTTTGTTACATTTTCAACAGATTTCACATATGGAACAGGATCCACCAGTGTTCCGATCTGTCCAATAATGTAATCATTCCCAACTGTCCCGACAGACTCGCAGGTACAATCCACATCAACATAGGTATCTCCTGCCATCACTTCGGCGTAATCATCCGTGGAAAAGTATATCCCGTCCCCTGCTGTTACCCGGGTTCCCTGCGGTATATATACGACTTCCCTGCGGATTTCAGAGAGTATGAACCTCATTGTCACAATTGCCGCTTTGGGCTTTTGGATAAAAGTCCTTTTAAATGCCCCCAGGTGCTTCAAAAAATCACCCTTTGAATATTTCAAAAGGTTCATTTTTGCCGCGTTATCCAGTATCTGATACATCTGGAAATACTGTCCTGCTTCAATCCTTAGATGGATGTGCTCCTTATCTCCCGGACGCAGAACCACTTTCCGCTTCGCCACTTCCTCATATTTTTTTTCATAATCCTTGATCATTTCTTCCAGTATCTGTTCGTAAGAAATGTTATCAATAAAGGAAATGTCAGGCAGATCATAAAGTTTCTGAATATCATTTGCCATTGTACGTTACCACTACCTCCGGAATCATTCTTCCATGTTTCTCATCAGCAATAAAGCTGATTGTTTCCACTGTTACCCGCGTTTCATATTTTTCGATCAGTTCCATGGCACTTACTACATATTTGTTCTGCGCTTCATACATGGGTAGATCCAGAATATCAGAATCCAGTCCGATCTCCCGGTTCATGGGGATCGTTCCCTTTGTCAGAGTCAGAATAAACATTATTTTTTCAAAAATGTCTTTCCGAAGTTCCTTTTCATATGCACTGTTGATTATTATCCGCACACCGTCTATTACCAGCATTTCCCACCACCTAATTGTATTCTGTGGCGGTAACGTTCACTGCCACAGAGATCAATTCCCCATGATTCCATACTTCCCGATAATCTGCATCCACACTGTCGACTGTCCACTTACCCCCTCCTACCCTGCATCCGCCTATCACAAATGTGCACACGGTGCCGCTCTCACAAATGTTTATCATTTTGTTCATCATTGCACGCGGGCTGACACCATGTCCGGCAACAAATTTCATCTCAAACGTAACACTCTGGTTCTGCGGACCCTCAAACTCCCGCTGTGATTTTTTCGTGTAACGTTTGTGTTCCGAATATCCAGCCGAAGCAGACTGCTTTAGACTGTTAAACGTACATATTCTCCTGTCGTTTGTCTCGAATGTGACGCTGCCAAAACATCCAATCATCCGAAATCCTCCTATTCCTGATATGTCGCGCCATGAATATACAGATTACCGCCAACATGCAGATCCCCGGATATATTTAATCTGTCACAGACAATATCCAACTGCTTCGTCGCCTTGTCATACCTCAGATAACTTCCATCCCCGAAATCCTTTCTCCAGATCCCTTTCTTCCCTTCTGGCGGACGGTTCTGCTCCGTGTATGGCGGTATGATGATCATTCCCCTTGTGCCACCGTTCTGAAGGTGGACAACATAAACCATTGTATCTATTTCCGGGGGGTTAAATTCATTTGACCATAGCGGCATAAATGGTGACAGTGCATTGTCACGGTCTTTATAGACCACCTGCGCCGTTCCCTCCTCATAATTGACTGATGAAATATATCTCACCCTTACAACCTCTGCCATTAAAACCTCTCCCTATCCTGGTATGGTCAGCGTAGTACCCGGATAAATCCAGTAACCGTTTCCAGACATTGATTTTCCATGTGCCTCCGCTGCTCCTTCTATCACTTCGGCGTTTACATTATATAACTGCATATAATCAGCTCCGGATCCTAAAAGCTGTTCGCTGATATTCCACAATGTATCCCCGGAAGCCACTGTATAACTTTTTGCATTTGTGTCAGAATCCTTCGCCTTTTTACTTGTATCCCCCGAATCAACGGCTGCCACGGTCACACCCGGAACAACAATGACAGCATGCATTTCCAATGTGCAGGAGTACCCCGATCCCGGGTTCTTTTCATGCGTGACTGTATCAATATAATATTTCCCATCCAATTTTCCAAAACCAGAGATCTCAACGCACTTGCTCGCAATATAGTTCGTATCACCCATCAGTTTCACGCTCATTGTCTGGCACTGCCTGTTATGCTCCAACAGCTTTGCTTTTGCCTTAATCTCTGCATCCTGCAGGCTTTCTGCTGTCTCGTTCAGCTTCATGATCCTGCTTCCCTCCTGCAGCATGAACTGATACTCCAACGTCTGATTCTTTTTGGGATCTGTATAGCTTATGGAAACTCCATCATACGCCTGTGTCATTTTCTTTCCAAAACTCCAGCTCGCAACCTGTGGCTTACTGATTTCCAGACCTGCTTCCATGTTTTCGTACTCAGTCTGGTCAAAAACGACCATTTTGCGGTTATATATAGTAAACGACATAAATATTTTCTATTTACT